TTCTTTCCGTCCATTGGGCACGGAAACCTCTGTTTTAGCTAGTTATGTTCTGCGAGGGCTATAGTTGGTATTGGTTGGACTCTGGTCCTGATCCCAGTGCTGCGAGCATGCTGGGGGTTGTCGGGGAGTTAAGTAAAAGCTTCATGCTCTCCCTGTGTAATTCGATTTCATTCGACGACAAACAATCGTAGATCCTGTCGCCCAACTTGTAGGTATTGAGTGCCTCCCGGAAGTAGCCAGCAGCGGCCTGGTGGAACGTTCCCTTGGCAATTTGGTAGTGAGTTCGGAGGTAAATGAGCCTGGGGTCTTTGATAACTCCTACGGGTGTGAATCTCCAACCACAAAATGTCGGGGTTTTACTCTCGGCCGGTTTCGAGACCAGGTCAAACCGATGTTCGATATGTCTCCAGTTGCCCCGGAGTCTTAGTTTTGTGTTGATGGCTGAGTCGTCACCACCGTAACATTGTGGCGTTCCTCTGGGGATTCGGAACTTGAGGTGAGTGTAGGCGACATTGGAATAGGTGTTGAAGAGGAAAGTGCACCACTCTCCGGTTAGTCTCATTAGTTTTAGGGGCCCCAGGAATGTGTTCGCCTCCATCTTGAACTCGTAATACTCCCGAAAGTAAAATGGAGGAATGTTGAGGTGTTCAAAGATCAGCTTTTCAAAGACAAGGAAGGCGGCACCTTGGGATTGGTCGTAGGCGGTGTAATCGTTCTCCGTCGACTCCTCATTGAAGTTCCACTGTTGCGAGACAAATTCGCGTAGTGCCGAGTCGTCTTTCCTGTGGTGGATGTGAATATTGTCTGGGAGATGTGCGGAGACCTGGGCGGAGATGTAGCGTCCGACGGGACCCAGTCGAAGAATAGCCTGCGCCCGGAAGCATGCGATTGGCTGTCCTGGTTTTGCAACGCTGAGGATTTTCTCCAATTTTTTAACCACCTGGTTTTTGAGGAAAAGTTGAATTTTGTGTAGGGGCCAAAGTGGGTCTGATCTATGGGCATGGGAGATGAGAGTTTTCAGTGGGCGTGAGAGATGGACTTCCTCGTTTTCTTCTCTGCAAAGCTCGAAGAGGTCGTGGTCGAAGGGGAGGCTTGGGGTGTGGGTTGCACGAATAAAAGCGTCGAAAAGCATCCTTCCATCGGGGCCTGCAACTCGGTACTTCTTCTCTTTTCCTTGACGGTCCTCGTTACTAAGGCGTTTTTCAATAGTGAGAGCGTAGGTCTGCTTGTCCTTAGTTCTATGGCGGAGGAACACACCTAGACGGGGGTCACTCTCATCCACCTGGTCCGTGAATTCTGA